GCGTTTACCTTCTACACGTGTAGCTAATACGTAACCTAAGTGTGTCTCGTATTGCTTCTGTGTTGTGCCTGATAGTCGGGCAAAGTGTGAACTGTTAAGGTAGAACTGTACTAGCTCTCCAACCTTAGCTCTTCTGTTTGGCATACGCATCTTACCATTTCCTCCTCGTCTTCCAGTAGACCCAGCATTCTAGACAATGACCTTTACCTAAGAATAAGTCAATCAAGAATACTATGTTAGGCTTACCGTCTTTTCTCCATTGGTGGTTTCTTGCGCTGAACGTTTGGTTGTTGCTTCCTCCTAGTATCACGTTCACTGTCACGCTCATTGCTGTCGCTACTCTCTTGATGTATCTTCCCAACCCAGTGCGTGGATTCATCATGCGGATCATCGTCTTCTGCTTCATGTGTCAATCTGTTGCTCCTACAAATACTAAGAAGATGTAGATGAATGGTGCTAGGATGTAGAGTCCTATTACCCAGCGCAGTATCTGTTCAAAACATCGGATACCAAACTGCACCATTGTCCATCTCTTTCTTAACGTCTTCTAGTTCAGCACGTAGGTGTGATGTATCATCATACTCACCCATCCAATCAGCATCATCAATCTGTTGCTGTAACTCATTGTGATAACGATGGATGTTCTTTAGGTTCTCTACATTGTATTTAGGCATAGACTCTCTCCACTTCTGCATACCAGTTTTTACTCTTGACAGCTAGCTTGTAAGCTTCTGCCTTGTTAGCCGTGCTGTACCAACAGATAAGTTTACCATCGGTGTCAAAGAATTGTACTCTGTAAGTCATTGCTGTGTCTCCTTGTGCATGTACTTGATGACTATCTTTTTGTTGCGGGATATGATGACAACTTTACCATCATCATCATACCCTATGTATCTACCTTTATGCTGCATTATCTTTAACATAACAATCGGCAGGGTCTATGTTCATACCAATACCGTCACGATGAAATATACCAATTGTACTATCGTTTAAGGTACAAGTGTTTAAGTACTGGCCTATGTCATCACGATAACAAAGGTATATGTCTGATGCCCAGCGCACGTCTTTACCTTCATCCATAGCATCTATTAACTCTTGACGTGTCATTATGATACCTGCTCTGTGATCAAGTGATAACGTACATAACGTTGACCTGTCACTGGATGTGACTTGCGTACACGATTAAACGTATTACCAAAACTTTCTAAGTCACAGATGCGGCGGGACAGTGACATGATGTTGTACTGCGTGATTGCTTCTAAGTTTGAGATACTGCCTACAGTTTGTAGGTGTTTCATGATGGTGTCTAGTTGTTTAGTAGTAGCCATGATATGTGTCTCCTTTCATAGCAGTTTAAGTTGTACAGGCTCTTCGTATACTTCGTCAAGCCTTGGATGTAGTACCTCTGAGAACTCTATGTCACAGAAGTTACCGCAATCAGGCATGATGATCTTCTGTTCACGCCCTGCTTCAGGGTCAAGCTCATCCAAGAATGTATTACGGATACAGCTATTCCCTACTTCACGCTCTGCCTGTGCCATCTTATCGAATGTCTCAGGAAAGTCACGTCTTATCTTGTTCCAGTATCCCTTGCCACCCTTGACGCAGCCGATACAGTTGTTGTTGCCATAGCCTAGCTTGTACATAAGAGGACGTTCTATGCCCTGCTTCTCAAGGTAGTACAAACATTCAGGCTTGTTCATCTTGTTCTCAATCAGTGGAAACAACGGCTTGGCATCAGGGTATTGCTCTTGGAAACGGATAGCTCTATTGACTTCCTTCTTGGTGTATTCAAACCCAAACACCTGTGCGTTGTAGTCCAACTCATTCTCTAGTCTTTGACGTACACGCTTCTTAAGTATCAGTGTACATCTTGCACCCCCTGGACCGTTGACATACTTGTCTTTAGTTATCACGTCGAACTGGTCTTTGTACTTCTCAGGTGCACGTTCTACTCGTATCTCTCTACCGTACCACTCCTCACATTGCTTCTTAAAACGTTCATTGTCAGGGTGTGCGCTGTCGATAGCAAAGTAGATAGGCTCTACATTCTCTATCCCAAACTCGTCAATAGCTAGCTTAGTTGCTACCGCACTTGTTACCCCAGCGCTCCACCATGCAATGATCTTCATCTTAGTTCTCCTTTGCCCATTCACGCAGATCACGTTCTGCTCTCTCGTTTCTTATCTGTGCCACAATATCTACGAGTGTGTCAACACTTTCTTTTGGGATAGTCAAGTGATACTCTGTTGCATCATGTGATACGCACATCTCACCCGTGTCGTACATACGTGCACACCATCCATGTGTTAGGTCATGTGTCTTGATTAGTTGCATAACTCTGTCTCCTTTACGTTAGCTTCAAACACTGCACGTGCAAACCCTCGTGGTGTAGCACTGCGTATGTCTTTCGTGCGCTGGGATTTACCGCCCAACTTTAGGTGTTGCTGACTGTATCCGTCAGGCTTTTGTGTTGGACGTTTAGGTGGCATAGTGAAGCCTCCACCTGTCCATAGGCAGGTCTTCTTAGTGTAGCGATCCTTGGGTGCGATGTAGTCAGGCCACCGTGGATGTTCTGCCTCTGCGTCAGGAATGTACTCGCCATACTCATATGGGTGGAACGAGTAGTTAGGCTTGCGCCACAGCGTGGCTAGTCGTGACACAGGATTCTCTATGAAGTATGGAATGTCCAGTGCCTCGAATAGTGATGCACACCACCGTGCATGATTGCTAGCACGTATCTGAAACTCAGGATCAGCCTTACGTTTACGCTCAAAGTGTGCCGCACCTGATACAGCTAGGTCAGTACAGACAGGGAAGGCCATGCCGAATACTACATTCTCTTGGCTGAACATCTCTTGAAGTACTGTAATGTTGTCACTGTGCCAAAGGTCTAGCCCTATGTACTCAATCATACCGCCACCCTCAAACGATTCACCATATCCGTTTGCATCATGTTGAATGTCAAAGGCAAAGCAGTGATACCCTGCCTCTGCCCAAGGCTTGAGTGCCTCGCCTGTAAAGTCATACAGTGATAGTACGATACCTTTAGTCATCTTTCACCTCTATCCTCTCTGCTAAAAAAGACTCTACGTCATCATGTATATCATTAAACGCATCTTGTGCTGCATCTGTGTAGCAGATGTCGTCTGTCTCAGGGTCTATTTGATACATGTTCTTACCTTTGTAGCTGTAGTACAGAATCTTATGTGCTATCTCAGATGTGTACTCAATAAAGTCTGTCTTTTCCATTCTCATAACGTCACCTCGTCTTGTGGTACTTCGATGCCTAGCAGTTTGCATAGCTTGTCGTACGTCTGTTGACCTGAACTGGACATTCTGTAGTAGTCCCAACCCAAGTCAGCCACTAGGATCAATACTTGATCTCTCTTGCTAAGTTTAGTCATAGTTCATCCTCTCGGTAAAATGCTGCACGATAAGGGTCAGCACTTGGTATTAAATCTTCTCTGTCATTTAGTAACGCATAGTCAATAGTGGTTTTTAGTTGAGATTTGATGTAATCCCAATCAATCTTATCACATTCTTCAGCACCATGATGCTCTGTAAAGTAATCCTTGGACAATGATAACCAATCCTCAGGACACTCAAATGCGTAGTACTCAAAGTACTCTTGGTGTGCGTCCCATGCACATTTTGTTTCTAGATTTACAGACATTATGCTACCTCCTGAACAAATCCTGTTGTGTCTTTCTTAGCCTTACCCTTGGCATACAATGCCACGATGTGTCGCTTCGGGTCAAGAAAGCGTAGATCATCTTTGTCACCATCTGTGACTTTTACGCCACGCCATGTGGGTAGCTTGTACTCTTTACGGAATACCACAGCTACATTCATACCCTTGTCGAGTGCATCTTGCATTTGTGCAGCATAGTCAGCATTCGCACCTGAGTATGACCACGTTAGGTGATAGTTAGGTATGTGTGACACCTTGCGGTTACTGATCTTGGTGTAGTCGTACCACTGGACATTCGGGAATGCCTCCATGATACACTGACCATCTGTATTCTTGATCAGTTCCCACCGTATGTCAGTTGTTCCATTAAGACGTATTACAGGTGTGATACCACGTTTGACACAGTATGTCTCAAACTTCTTAACGTCTTGATATAGTTGTTCCATGAATGATTCACGATCACGGTAAAACCATTCAGCTTTACGTTGACGTGCTGTCTGTACGTTAGACATTTGTCCACGTCCTGCAGTGTATAGACAAGCCTCAATACATTGGGCAATAGCTGCCATGCTGCATGAGTTGAATAGCTTACCATCCACCATCACTTTGTAGGGTGTCATGTACAAGATAGCTGTCAAGTATTCGCTACCATCACCCTTGACTGTCTTGGCGTTAGTGCCAACCCCTATAAGTTTATACGTCATGTTACACTTCTCCTATCCATACTCTATGATTGTGTCTGATACGTGCATACTCTTTGCGTTCTGCTAGTGTCGCTTCACGCACATCTTCATCCCATTGTTTGATCTGATCAAGACTGTCCCAACCTAAGTCTGATCCTGTCTTGTTGGGTGTGTCTGTCAAGCTACCATCTGCGTGTAAATAAGCTGGCCACCCGTCTGATAATATGTACATCTTCATGTGTGTTCCTCCGTAAACTGTCTAGAGAATAGGCACACTACATGCCTATCTGTCAAGAAAGTTTTGTTAACCGTGCTTTGCATTGCCACACGCCACCCGTTCAGCCATGGACGCATACTCATGAGACTGCATGTATATCATGCCACGCCACAAGTAGTTGCCGCCTATTGGTGCAAGGTTAGAGAGTACCAACCAAGACAGTGTTTTTTAGATAGTCCGACACATCACTGTGAAATATGTCAGGGTGCAGCCAGGCAAGTCTTACCCAGTCAGCCAGGGCTGCTATGTCAAATAACGTGCGGATCAATCGGGCCTATCCTATGTGTCGTGTCTCTGTTGTGTCGCCTCATATGGTTAAAGGTTAAAGTGTCTAGTTTAGTCGTTTAGTTTGCAAGCCTCTTTCTAGGGTGCTGATCGCTTAGGACGCTGAAACTTTGCTAGGTCTTATCTTGTGCGTTTGTTTCTTGTCGCTTTCGATGTAACAACTATGCGCAGATTGTTTTGAAATACTCAAGAGAAAAAACGGATAGGGTAATACTACCCAAAAGGATTAGCTATTTTTGTTATATAATATGTGTTGCTTATATAGGCTTTGCAACTTTGCATTATAAGCTTTGCATGATTGCAATACCTATTGTGCATACATGCACGTCTAGTGGTGTATTCGTGCACAATCACGCATAGGGTAGGGGTTCTGACCTATATATACAGTCTAATGATGCTATATCACTAGTAAAACATAATAAAAACAATACATTAGCTATACATTTATAGCAGAAAAGATAACATCTCTTGCTCTATACAGCTCAACTATAAGTATAAACTCTAATCAAATCAAACACTTAGCTATATTTATAGGGGTAGGGCAGGGGCCACGGGTGGGGTGTACGTTATACGTATATACACAAATACACACACGGGGTTTTTACGTTCTCGTATACCAGAAGCAACACATTAACAGATTAACAAACCCAGTATTAACAAATTAACAAGCTAGGGGGTACGGACCACTGGAGCAGGTACCCTACAGTTTTAGTAACATTGTGTTACAGATTGTTACAGTATGATCACTTTTTTATGTAACACACATATTTCTTACTTGACATACGCTTGACAATCAGCATAACTATGGGGGTAGGGGGCTAAAGTTAAACTCTTAAGTAATAACTCTATAAAGTAGTTACACATAAGAAGTAAATATAAAAGATAGTTATTACATAAAAGTTATTACTTAGTGTAGCAAATATGATAATGGACATAGGTCATATAACTTACATGCAACTATATGAATATTTGTACTTGACATAGTTATTACTCTTATGTTAAACTATACACAGTCACAAATCATAAAAGCAATAATACTATTGTGACTACGTGCTGCGAGTAACTACACATATGTTGTAACTGTGTGTCTCCTCTCCCTCCTCTCTGTAACAATTACAATGTAACAAGGTTACTTGCGGCACGTACTTATTGCTATATGTAACTTTTTCCTTGACAATGCAAAATAAACAAGTACAACTATATGCAAGTGAAGATGTTTTAACAGACTTCTACAATGCATTAGCTAACAATGACTCACGTGCTATGCAGAAAGTACACATACCAAAGTCGGATGTGTTCTACGTAAGAGAAGCTATCTATGCACGTACTGGAGAGTGGTACACGTTAGATCACGTAGAGAGAGCTATGTACTTAGAGGGACACCTGAGTAGGCATGAAGTGTTAGACCCTGATAGAGTACGACAAGGAATAGACTAAAATGGCAACAACTAAAGATGTAGAACGTTTACCTAGTGGAAAGCTTAAGTATCGTGGTGAGACTTACCCAGGTTATAACAAACCTAAGCGTACACCAGGTGCAGCTAAGAAGTCTGCTGTGTTAGCCAAGAAGGGTAACGAAGTAAAGGTTGTACGCTTTGGTGACCCTGACATGTCCATAAAGAAAGATAACCCTGAACGCCGTAAGAGCTTCAGAGCTAGACATAATTGTGATACAGCAACGGATAAGTTTACTGCTCGTTACTGGTCATGTAAGGCTTGGTAAGCTATGTGGATAGGAATACTACTTGTTTGTTTTGACCCAATGGCATTATCGTGTAAAGTCATAGCTAAGCCTGAAGCGTTTTACAGTGAAGAGGCTTGCTTAAAGGAAGCAGAACAAGTAGCTGCTAATATACGTCAGGGTGGTGCTTATGCTACACCTCATTGTCACAAAGTAGAAGGTGGTAACGCATAATGCCTGTACAAAAAGTAAAAGGTGCTTATCGCTGGGGTAAGACTGGTAAAGTCTACAAGACTAAAGCTGCTGCTGAAAGACAAGGTAGAGCTATACATGCTAGCGGTTATAGCAAGGGTGGATCAACAGTAAATGCTGCAGGTAACTACACAAAGCCTGCCATGCGTAAGAACTTATTTAACCAGATCAAAGCAGGTGGTAAAGGTGGAGCGCCTGGTCAGTGGTCAGCACGTAAAGCGCAGATGCTTGCCAAACAATACAAAGCTAAAGGTGGAGGCTACAAGTCATAATGAAAGCACCACAGAAAAGCTTAAAGAAGTGGACTAAACAGAACTGGCGTACTAAGAGTGGTAAACCTTCTACGCAAGGCGCTAATGCTACTGGTGAACGGTACTTACCTGCTAAGGCTATTAAGTCTCTTAGCAGCAGTGAGTATGCAGCTACCACTAGAGCAAAACGACAAGGCACTAAGGCAGGTAAGCAGCATGTGGCTCAACCTAAGAAAGTTGCAAACAAGGTAAGGAAGTTTAGAACATGATGATGGGTATGAGCTTAATGATTGGGGAAGTACCAGAGATAGACCCAAAGAACCGTGACCGTGCAGAGAAGTACTGGATGTACGGTGCTTCTGCAGATGAACTAGGTAAAGCTTGGGATAAGCCAGCAGAAATGGCTGCACTTAAGACGTGTGGTAATTGCGAATACTTTGATAATCGTATGCAAACACTTAAAGCATTAAAATTAGAGTCAGGCTTAGGTGCTTGTACTAAGTTTAAGTTTGCTTGTAGTCAAGAGAAGTCCTGCCAAGGTTGGGACACTAAAGAAATGGAAGAGGATTAATATAATGATGGGTAAGAAGCCAATGAACAAGGGTATGAAAGCTTTAAAGAAAGCTGCACCAGAAGTAGCTAAGAAGATGGGCTACAACTATGGTGGTATGACTAAGAAGAAGAAACCTGACATGATGGGCATGGGTATGGCCTACGGTGGTATGACTAAGAAGAAGGGTTATAACAAAGGCGGCTACTGTGGTGCATCTAACCCAGCAGAACGTCCATTGAATAAGAGTAGCTAATGGGTAACAAGTTCTATCATAAATATCAAGAAGCACTAGAAGCTAAAGGCTACCGTGTAGACGAGCATGGCTACGTGTGGGATTCACGTGGTAACCAAGCTGCAGGTGAAGACAATTACGGTAACGTACAAAGTAAAGACCCTAACGTTAATGATATTTGTCGTGAAGCTGAGATGGCTATGACTGCAACACCTAAGCCACGTACTAAGAAGAAAGCTAAGAAAGAGGAGACTGAAGTTGTTGAGACTCTGGAGATGGTACGAGCACGTGACGAGAATGGACACTTCATCGCTGATGATCCCTCTACACCTGATGTAAATGAGGCTTGGGTAGTTAAGACAGTCAAGAAGGTAGTTAAGAAGTAATGACACTTTTTAACCAAGGCAAATCTGCACGTACAGTCAGTAAAGGTGTCGTATGCGACACTCAGGATGCAGTAGAAACTCTGTACACCTGCCCTGCTAACTGTCGTGCAGAAGTCACTATGTTATTTTGTGTAAATGCAAATGGCACTACGACTGCTTTGGCTAAGTGGGTAAGAGCAAGTGATTCTGCAGAGTTTAGACTTATCGGTGGTAAAAACTTAGGTTTAGGCGAGAATGTTTTGCTTACTGGTGCTACACTTGTATTAGAACCAGGAGATACTCTTAAATGTATTGCCTCTGGTAACGCTTCACCTGAACTAGATTTTATGTGTACTGTAACAGAAACGTTTATCCCTGTCGGCTAACGCATAACGGGTATTCCAAATAAGTAATAGTAAAGGCCCACGATTTAAGTAAAACTATGTTTGTTCAACTAACTAAAGGAGAATGAACATGGAACTAGTTATTTCTGAATCATCAAAGTGGGCCACTAATTTCAAGGCGTTCTTAGTCAAAGTATTCAATGCAATGATTGAAGCACGTCAACGCCAAGCCAATATCCGTATTGCTGAGATGCAGCTACGTGGTATGACAGACCGTGAACTAAGTGACATCGGTATTGGGCGTAGTGATATTCGTCGGGTAGTACGTCAGTACCCTGAGTAGTCCTTAAGCAAGGAGGAGAGGCTTGTGGACCCAGTAACTATAATAAGTGGGGCCACGGTTGCCTTTAATGCCTTGAAAAAAGGTTTTGCTATAGGCAAGGACTTGCAGGACATGGGTAGCCAACTAAACAAGTGGGCTGGTCACATGGCTGACTTAGGGCAAGCTGAGAAGCAAGTTAAGAACCCTCCTTGGTGGAGGACTCTTGGAGGCTCTATAGAGTCTGAGGCTATGGAAGTTTTTGCAGCTAAGCGTAAGGCAGAGTCCATGCGCAAAGAGTTGAAGGACTATATAAGTTTCACGATGGGGCCATCCGCATGGGATGAACTAGTGGCTATCGAAGCCAAGATACGTAAACAGAAGAAGGAACACGAGTACCGTAAAGCTGAACTACAAGAAGCTATTATAACCTGGACAGTAACAGGTTTGCTTCTTGCATTAGGCTTTGGTGCTCTAGGTTTCACATTATATATGGTGAGCTAATGGCTAGACAACTAACAGAAAACCAAATTAAGTTCTTAGAAGTCCTGTTTGATGAAGCAGGGGGTGACGTAGTTACCGCTAAGAAGCTGGCAGGGTATAGTGAAACATCTAGCACAGCCGCTATTGTGGAAAGTTTAAAAGATGAGATCGCAGATAAGACACGCACTTATTTTGCTCGTACTGCGCCCAAGGCTGCTATGGCTATGGTTGGTGCTTTATCTGACCCTACTGAACTAGGTGTTCGTGATAAGATGGCAGCAG